TGCTTCTGATCTACCAGCATCTGAACTTGCTGAAGTGGCTTTAATTTGTGAACCATTTACTAATCTAAGATTTAATTTATTATTTTCAGCTGCATCTACTTTAAGCCATGAAGGTAAATTTTCGTACATGAATTTTACCTTTGTAACCATGTTTTTAGCAGTTTCCTGTTTTGTAGCGATACATAATATATTTTTGTCTTGTTGGAATAACATTAACCAAAGAGAATAACCTGCAGATAATGTTGATATACCTAACTGTCTTGATTTTAAGATAATCGAATATGGATTATCTCTCATTAACGTTAATACTTTATCTTGGAATGGGTACAAATTAAATTGTATACGACCACGTTGTGGGTGCTGTATATAGCAGTATTTACGCATAAAATGTACAGGATCTTTAGCACATTTTAGGTATTCTTGTCGTATTACTTTTTTTAAATCAGACATTTAGTTTATTAGTACAGCAGCACCTATTGCTATGGCAATACCAGCACTTCCCATTAATTTGGTTTTTAATTTTTGTTTTTTAAGGTCTTGTTGTAACCTTTTATTTAAATCTTCTTGGGTAGAAAATTGTAGATTTTTTTTATCAATAATAGATTGATAATTTAAAACCTGTGTTTTTAAGTTGGCAACTAATTCACCTTGAGTGTTTAGTTTATCATTAGTTTCTGTAAGGATTATTTGCATGGTCTCCACTTCTTGTGATAGACCATCAAATTGTATTAAATCCTTAATTACTAATTTAGCAACGGGTTTAGTTAATTGAATCTGTGTGCTGTCTGTAACGCTTTGCGAAAAACTGTTCCAGCTCATCATCACCGAAAAGATCAACAGCATTAAGCTGTTCCTTTGTTTTTTTCTTGATAACATAAATTCTGGTGTTTAATTTTTTAATTTTCTTATCTGATTCTTCTAATTTAAATTCTAGTGAGTCAGCCTCTGATTTTAAAGTAGTGTTTCTTTGGTGGAGAGAATCTACTTTATATTCTAATGCTTCTATTTTTGCATTATATTCTTGTGTATAGTCTTCATCTTCTACAAAAAATACCATATATAGTAGTAAAGTAATTGCTACTATTAATATTATATTAAGTATACTAGACTTTGACATTTCTTATTTTATCATATGCTTTTTTAGCCGCTTGAAATTCAGGGGTTAATTTTTTAAGCATCTTTTTAGCTGTTTCCTTATTTTTAGGTGATTCAGATGTTTTGAAAAGTTCAAGATGTGTTTTCATCTGAGCTTCAATACGTTTAAAATCTTTAATAATTTTATCCTGTTTAGAAGCTTTCTTTTGGGTGTCTTGATCACCTGCGGGTGCATCTGCATCCTCATCCTCTTCCATTTTCATTTTAGACATTAAATCGTTGGTTTTTTCCAATTCATCATTATATGCCTTTTGATTTTCAACATCTTCAGAAGATGCTTCTGATAGAACATCAATTATTTGTTCTTTAATATAATCTTTTAATTCAGATTTTTTCATTATAGTAGAGTTTTATTATAAATATGACTAGCTTCCTATAAACTTCAACATTTGTTCTATACGTTCCTCCGTACTACCTTTAATTACTTCAATATTATTTATTCTATGTCCATATCTTTTAATTAAAGTAGTAATAGAAAAATCAATTAAATCTCTATAATATTCATCAGTTTCTCTAACACCATTATCTTCAATACCAATACCTTCAGGAGAAATATAAAATATATAATCATATTCTCTTAAAAACTCTACAGCATATTGTTCAAATATTTCTTTATCTTTATAATCAATTGATTTAGCAGAATTGGTAAATGCTATAACATCTAATATAGTTCTATCAGTTATAATATTATCTCTCATTAATTCAGCACATCGCTCAGCTAAAAATACTGTTTGACCTTTTAATGTTGAATCAGTATTTAATGGAATACCTAAATTCATCAAATACTCACTACGTTCAGTAGCAAAATTATAATCCTTAAATTGATCTAATTGCTTTAAAGCATTTACTAATGTAGTTTTACCTACACTCATTGTACCACATAATCCTATTCTCATAACTTAAATATAATTAACTATTTGCTAACAACCAACTACTTGATTGTATTTTTTTACCTAGCCCATCAATTAACTCAATACCTAAACCTTCACAAATTGATCGTTCTGGGATTGTTGTATTGTTTTGATCTCCTCCGTTAGCAAATGCTAATTTTAAACCACCTTCAATTACATATCTAGTATATAACATCTCAAGTGTTTTAATTTGGGTACTATCTTGGTCAATTGATAAATAGGCCATATCTACATTTCGAAGTGCTCTTATAATTTCTAAACGTTCATTTTCAGTTTGAAATTCTTTACTCCCCTTTAATTTACGTTGCAAATCACTGTTAACAATAACAATAAGCATATCTCCTGCTTCCTTTGCCTTTTCAAATAACTCTAAATGACCTAAATGTAATGGATTAAAATAACCACTTACTACAACTGCTTTTTTCATTTAATTTCTATAATCTGTTAATTGTGACTTCATAGATTGGTTTTTATAATATGGTACACCTTCTCTTTGTCTACGAGTTTCACTCCAAGTATCTTTATCCATTTGTACACCATATAGATAATATTCGGCTTTACGTTTATTACCTTCAGGTATTAATGCTGGGCCTTCCCAATTATGTAATTTACCATCCCAAGAATAAGCTATAGTACCATCGGGTTTAGATAATTTTTTAGATTTTGGAAATGGGTTTGGTTTTTTTTCTGACATGTTTCTCTGTTTTATTGGTAAATATACGAAGGTATTATTTGGTATCCAAAAGAGCTTCGCTAACATATATTCCTTGTGCACCACTTACCGTTATTCCCCTAGCGGATAAAGCGTCTCCTACAAAGTGGACATTGGGAAACTTGGTCAGGGCTAAATCGGAATAATCGACAAGTGGCTCAGGTGATAAGTACTTAACTTCAGGTATATAAATACCCCAGTCGTTTTGTAATGTTGGGAATACCTTTTTCATATCAGATATAAAATCATCTATATACTGGAAGTACCCATCAAATTGTTTTCTTACTGTGTCTAATTCTTGGTTGTTGATTTGTATAGCAGATACATCTACACCTTCAGATGTAGTTGATGGTCTACGAGATGGGCTATAATATAAACCAGTACCTTCTTTGTTTACAGATTGTACTACATTTCTTGACCAATCAAATGGTTTTTCGATACCATTAATTTCCATCAATATACCAAAATTGGTCATATCATTTCTAAATGCCTCGTCTTTTTTAGCATGACCATTGTAACTATGGTCTCCATATGTTTGCTCTACTGCTACATAAGCTGCATTATTGTTTGTACAGAACGAACGTAATGATACACCTTTATCTTCAAATTTTCTATATAATTTGAAATCGTAAGATACATCTATTAGTTTTTGGAAGTGTTTTTGTGGTGCTTCAAATCGTACTCCAATTTGTACTGATTTTGGTTCAGTAGGTAAACTATATTTTTCAGCTAATTGTTTACCAAAGTCAATACCTGATTTTCCTACACCAAATATAAGTTCATCATATTTAACATTAATTTCTTCTCCACCATCTAATAGTGAAGCACGAATAATATTTGTATCAAAATCAATATCTGATACTTTTGTTTCCCATATAAATTCTACACCATTTTCCGTTAGAAAATCGAACCAATTTTTACCTATCTCATGTAGATAATCTGTACCAACGTGCCATACAGGGAATAAACGTAAACCGAAATATGGTTTAATAAAATCTGGTTCAGCTATAGGATTAGAACATTGTACTTCTTCAGGTTTAGGGTGAAAACGTTTAAAGTTTTCTATTACCTGATCCATAAGTTCCATTGCCTTATCGTCACCTGTATATTTAGTTAATTGACCACCAATTGCTGTATGGTAAGTTAATTTACCATCAGACCAACCACCTGCTCCTAAGAACCCGGTCATTACATCTTCGTATGGTCTTTCATATGGGTTTTTTCCCATATCAATTATGGTAATTTGACCATCAAAATCGTTGTCAATTAATTTAGTAGCGGCATTTACACCTGCTACACCTGCACCTACAATTACTATACTTTTGGACATTTACTAATTATTTTTAACACGTTAATATATGAACTAAAAGTGGCGTCTCCAAAGGAGACGCCACAGATGTCTGTTTTTTTATTAATTTCGACTGGCTATGAATCAGTCTAGATGTTGTTTTGTTTATAAATTGTATTTTATTACAGCAATTTCATTACCTGCTACGTTAATAATTTCAGGGTCAGTATCATCGTCACCAAATCCTCCACCTTTAAAATCCATAGGAACTTCATCTGCTAATTTAAATGAAAATCCAGTAAATTCATCTACATCAGTAACTGAAGCATCGTCATTACTATCAATGTTCCAATTGGCTAGTTGAACACCTAGTTGTTGTTCTACTTCGCTTTGGTTGCTTTGTAGTACTCTAAGTAATTGATTTGATTTGCTATCTTCGAATAAGCGACCTTCCGCTAAATATTTTTTTAAATCGAAATTATCCATTTTAGTTTATTTTAATTTTTAAATTAGTTTCACCTTTTATTACTCGGTGAACTTGATGTCGTGGTATAAATATACTATCTCCTTCTTTAAGTACCAAAGGTAATTCGTTGTCTCGTTGAAATTGCCAACCTTTACCTTCTAGTATCTCAATTGTTCTATCTTCTAGATCAGTATGCCATATAAGATCCATTGGATCTACATCCTTAGAGAATGTTCTGGTGTTATTTGTATGTGTATATGGGTTATTCAATGTGAATATAATTACAACTTCTACATTTCCAATATTCTCCGTTGGTTGAGACAATATGGGACATTGTCCCACTACATCTTGAACATTCTTTTACCAAAATGTATTTTTATTATTACCTAAACCAAGTGCCTTAGCATAACGAGGTAATCTACAAGACCAATATCCTGGTTTTGTTCTATCGTTTTTAGTACTACATCTGTGTCGTTTAGCAAATGCATTACGTGCTTTAGGATTGTTAATTTTAGCTCTTAAACCACCTGAACCAAATGATACTTTCTTTATCTTTTTAGTTTTAGGATCTCTTACGTAAACGTAATATGCTTTTGAACCACCACGTTTTGGTTTTCCAATTGGTGGGTCTTTCTTTTGAGATTTTTTCTTTTTAGCTTCGTCCAGATTGGTAGATTTTTTAAGGTATAAAATAGGTTTTTTACCATATCCGAATTCAATATTAGCTATAACACCACTATTACTAGCATTAATTTCATCAGCTACAGCTTCGGCATCTTGGTTAGCATTATAGAATACTTTTCTAATATCCATAGAATCCATTCCTAACTCTCTACCATTAAACATGCTAGTTAGTTCTCCTTTATCATATTGTGTACCACCAATGGCTACACTAGTAGTACCGAAAGAAATTGGTAGGTTTTTTGGATTATTTGCTGATTTAACTAATTTAATAAGAGTTTCTATATTATTATTATTTGTCTCTTCTTTTAAGTAATCCATATAAGTTGTGCCATCATCAAACTTAAGATTAGCCATCACATCTATATATTT